ATCATAATTAACAACTCTTTTAAATGTACCTGTTGTGCCATTACCAATGGATGTTCCAGTAAATCCAACATTATAAATGTTGAATATATATAATTCACTGTTGAATAATCCGTTACCTAACGAATAGACTTCAAATAATGTTTCTTGTCTATATTGAAAAACTTGTCCTCCTATTAATAGTTCAACAGATTCTCCGACTGTTAGTCCGTGCGGACAAATACATTCAAAAGATACTACTCCACTACCTTCCTGAGTATTTTCTTTAATTACAAATGGTATACCATCTTTTGCCACCCAATTATAATAATTACCATTTAAAGTTGCGGACATCTTTGAATCGTAATTATTTTCAGCAGCATAGGTTATATAATAATTCCAATTATATGTGAAAGCACTTTTAGCCTCATATCCAATATGTGTATTATCAATATCATCCCTAAAAAAATCAAATTCATAGTATTGTGGGTATCCCTGCCAGTTACCCGTAAAAACAGACATTTCAGGATTTACATAATATAAATTATTTTGTATTGGTATGAACTTTGTACTTCCTGTAAAAACATTAGAATATAAGAATCCTGTTTTGAATGTAGGTCTGAATATTGTAGAACCCTGTCTTTCATCATCGTATACTTGAGCCAAATTGACATTAACAGTTCTATCATACTCTACAAGATTTTGATTTTGTTGTTGCAAAGAAATTTCTATCCTTTGGTCATTTGCCGGTGCGGATTTATATTCTTCACTGCTTGGTATGATAGTGTAGTTATTCATCTATTGAATATTTTGTTTTAAACTTTTCTATTGCGGTTCCACCAACAACAGTTCCAAAATAGAAATGAAATGGTGCCCCTACAATATTTTTATTACTTAAAACAGGACCTCCTGGTTTATAATTTGTACCTGCAACTAATGCGGTGTCTCCACTTACATTAAAAATGTAACCTCTCATATTCAAATCATTAACAATTCCAGAAGCCTTAAAATAATCACCAGCAACTCTGTCTAAAGACTGATATCCTTTCTGAACAATACCTGAAGAGTTTGTTGCCCACGTATTTTTTTCTGTCCCAAATATTTGATTAGTGTTTTGAATTTCCCATCTATAAAAAGGAACAGTTTGTGTTTTAATTCCAAAAGTGAGAGGACTTGCTGTTGCGGTTGGTGTTGCTCTAAAATCAATTCTACCCGGAGTTATATAATCTTTAAATTGTAAATCATCGGTTGTTGATGAAAAGAATATCCCTATTGTTGGCTTGCTTGGTGTTCCATATATATTAACGGGTGGTGTTGCACCTGAAAAACTATAAAATTCGGGTGAGAATTTTATAACTCCTTCTTCAGAGTTTATTGACATCATTTGAGCCAAGTCCCCGTCAACTCTAGTACCTTTTCTTGTAAAAAGTTGATTTAATGAATTGTTACCTACAGATAATAATTGTTGTAAAAAATTCTCATCAATAATTCTAGATATAACAAAAAAGTTAACTATATCTGATGTGTCCCCATAACTTGTTGGTTTTAAATTTCCTAAAATGTAGGCATATGTTGCGGGGTCTAATGTTATTTCAGAATAAAATGAATCTTTAAATCCTAAATTAATTATTGTAGTTGGATACAAAAGATTAAGGCTGTTATTACTGCTTCCATCCGTTGGTGTTTTTCCTATAAATTTATTTGTTGTATTGTTATAAGGACTACTTCTATAATAGAAATTATTTGATACTGATTCAAAATAAACAACCTCTTTACAGAACTTTGAGGGGTTGGGTTTATTTTGATTGTTATATGTTGTGTCTGTTTGAATTGGGAACATATATAATGAGCCGTTAACCCAATTATTTGCAAACGTTTGTGAAAGAACTCCTCTACATAACCCATAGAAAAATCTATACCTATACCCCCACTCTTCAAAATACTTAATATCTTTAAACAACCCTAATAGTGGATTAGTAAAGAATACATAGCACCCATTCTCAACTTGGTCTGTTGTTTGGCAACCATTTTTAATTCCAAAAGTCCCGCTAAACCCTGAATAACAAGAAAGCGAAACCATGTCAGGACAATTATCAAAACTAGAAAATACTTTATCGGCATATGCTTGACCTTCAATATCGGGAGATACTTGTTGAGCTCCTGTAGAATATGCATTAGCAACAATTGCTTCGTCAGGTTCAGGTATTACATAAAATGTGAAACTGTTATTTTGTTGTAATAACATCGGATTAGTGTCCCAACTACCTCCGTCTAATTGGTCAGATGACGGTAATCTATCCAACCTCATCACATTTTTTATTTTGTTTGATAATGACATTGGATTAATTACTAATTTAGCATATTCATTAGGTGTGATATATTGCATTTTTAGTTCGTCGTATCCGACGGTAACCGCATCGGCAATTAATCCAGGTATTGATAGGAAGCTCCAAAAACTTAAATTTGTAAATTTTAAATAAATTAATGCATTTCCTGATAGGTCCTCCGCCGAATCATATTTTGACTCTAAACCAGCCGCATTATTATAAAATAAATTATTGGAGTTTGATTTAACACCATTGGCGCCATAATAATTTTGAGTTTTTACCTCAGTCAAATTAGAATACCTTGAATCCATACTTCCGTAATATCCTATGGTTGATGATGTAAATCCTGAAAAGTCATTTCCTGGTGTAAAAAAATATGAAGAATAGAATATACTGTTTTGATTATTTAATGGCTGTACACTATATTGTGATGTTTGTAATTTTTGTATAGGTATATTCAATCTTGTTGATGCAGTTATACTGAATTTAGTATCGTCAATATTAGAACCAAACAATACACCCAAATTATACCTATTGTTATATTTTGGAGAATACGGGTCAATACCTCTTTGTAATATTAATACATATTGTTTATCGTAGTCTTGATAAAAATCTCTAAACTTTAGTAGTCCTCCGTCAGTTGGAAAATTAACATAGGACTTCCATCGTCTATATGCCGCCAAATCTGTATCCAACATCCCGTTAATCACTGTTTTGGAATCTAAAATATCAATAAAAGTTTGTGAATTGGTTGGGGTCATTCCCATCTTAAAAAATTCACTAACTGTTATTGCAGTAACAACTTGAAAGTACTCTCTATCCATTGGATATATTTGTCTATCAATTGTTGAACCTGTAGGTAAAGAATAAAATACTGAATTCTCTGCTAGTTGATTTGATTCATTAGCATATTTTACTTCCAAAGAAGTAGGACTTGAGATTGTTGTTCCTGAAATACCTACGGTAGTTCCGCTGTTTGTTGTTTGGGTTATATAAGAATTTTTATCGGTAGTTGTTGCAGGGTTAACTGTTGTTAATAATTCACCAGCAAAATATTCAACTGTAGACAAAACAGTTATAGTGTTATCTAAATGGAAAGTACCAGGATTATAATCATTGGCAAAACTTACTTTAATCTTGTTAACTCCATTAAAAAATGATTCTCTAGTATTGAATATATTTATTCTTTCTCCTAATGGTAAATCAGCAGAATACGCAAAAAGTTTTTTATTATCACTAGGTCTTCTTATCACGACTGACTTAGGTGTTTTATAAATTGTTGGTAGATAAGAACTTTCGTTTCCTCCCATAGCTTGAGAAAATATTTGAGAGTACGTATCTAAATCTTCTGTTGGTGTGTCTCCTGAAAAATAATTTTGAAATGCTGTAAGATATTGTGCAGGACTTGATACAAACGTTAAACTTCCTGATGTTCCTGTATCAACACTTCTACTTGTAATATCAGTTGTAGAACACTCACAAGTTTCACATGTTGGGTATAACATCATAGGAAACCTTACAGGAAATCCTTTATTTTGACATTTCAATCCAAAAAAGGAACATAAAAAACCGAAAGGTCTAGTTCCAAGAATTGGAATTCTACAAATTGCACAAACAATATTAATTATTTGATACAAAGTACCAAAAATAAGATGAATCGCAATTAATAAGAATAATCCGATATATTGAAATAGCTGTATTATTATTGAGAATAAAAAGAACAAAAAGTCAAAATTTCTAACTCCATCATTTACAGGAAACTTATTAACCGAATTTGAGCAATTGTCGTCATCAATTTCTTTAATTCCAATAAACCTTCCTTTACCACCCTTTTTAAATTCATCTATTAACCCTGATACCGTATAAACTCTATTATATCCAAACTCATAAAACGTATCTTCACAATTAACTATCTCATCTATTTTTTGGTTAGCATCTGATATATTAGTAATACCTTCAGTATATCCTGACCAATCAAGACCAAAGTAATAAGAACTTCTAACTAATGCCTGCTGAGCTAAAGTACCCGAAGCCGGGTCAGATGATGAACTTGTCCAACCAAACTCTCTAACATTAGGAACAAGAAAATAAGCCCTTCTAACTGACTCTGTTAATGACTTTGATTGTTGCCATTTAATTTTAAATCTATATTTTCCTTTTGTTGGTATTCCTATTGAAGGGTCTGATGTAATTACTTTTTCTCCAAATTCGTTTGTTATCACATAATCCAAATTCATGGGTAACTCTGTTAACCATGTTCCGTCTTGGTCAATAACATTTCCTGCCTGCTCTAATCTATACTCTTCTAAAATTGGATTACCGTCTGTATCTTGATTTATAGTTTGTCTTACCGATAATATTTGTCCAGGTCCTGTGGTTAATCCACATAGATTACCCATGTTGTCTCTTGGTTTACAATTTTTTCTAACCCTATATTTGTCGGGTGTTGAAAATATTGACCCCATGAATACTGCGGTTGGTTGTATATTAATATTTGCATCGTCTCTTAAATCAAAATCAACTCTATTAATTGCCAACTGGCATATCTCAGGTTCTCCCCATAGAGGTTGTATCTCAACTGTTTTATTTAATGTGATTAATTGTGGTAAAGAATTTAAATCATTTGAAGTTCTGAATTGGTTTCCTGCAACTTGACTTTCAGTTGCCAATCCCATCCTAATTAAATCTTGTGGTGTTAGTGAAAACTCACCTATATCAGATAAGTCAACATCCATTACAAGAGTTTGAAACCCAACAGGGACTCCCATAATCATATAATCACCACTATCATTTGTCTTAACGGTAAATTTATAATACTTATCAAATATTTCTATTGCCGTTGCATTTGTTAAAACGTCTTCTTTGGTTGGAAATGTTCCTGTTGCAGCGTGTTTACTATATGATTTTTCGTAAGGTAATAAATTGTACCTATATCCATCTTCATTTTTATCTGAAGGTTGTGTGTAAGGATATATTGAAGATATTAGAGGATTTGATGCGTCTGCATCAGTTACAGGTATAAATACAGATATTTTTGCGTTAGCGATTCCATATCCGTTGTTAGCGGTAACCCTACCAACAACAACCCCATAATTTGCACAAGAACGTGTATAAACATCGTCTTGTTGAATTTTTAATGAAAGAATTTCTAAAAACTCAAAGTCTTGGTTTAACTCTACATTAATTGATTTATTAATCCCTAACTCAGTTCTTATCCTGTAACTTTGACTCATTTGGTCTTTAATCAATAAATAGTTTAGGGCAAATTTTTACATTGTGTAAAAACACCAATTAAAATGTACTAACCTTATTAAATAAATAAACTTATTAAGAGAATGTGACCGTTTGGAAATTCTTTACACTAACCTTAATATCTTTAGTTGGGTATCTAACTTGATAGATTTGAACTGGCTCTGCAAATATCGTGTCGTCTACAGGTTGTATCAATTTTGTTTCGGGGTCCGCATATTGCATAGAAGTTTCAAATGATGAGTACTGACCTCCTACCTGATTATAGATATTCAATCCGGCAACAGTAATAACTCCTTCTTGATTTTGTACTATGCTCTTAATCTCAGACAGATAAACATTCTGACCAAGTTGTCTATAAAGAGGATTAAAATAATCTGAAATTTTATTTACAACATCAGTTATGATTTGTCCTGAGTTTTGAGTTGCCTGTAAAACAATTGATACTTCAACGCTCAAATCAATTACTTGAGCGGTTTGTATTGAGATGTAATCATTTATCATTCTATAGTTTGATAAATAATTTGCAATATTTTGTTTTAAAGTATTTGAAACAATGCTTGTTAGTTTACCTGAAGTATCATAAGACAATAACTGAATTAATACTTTGTTATCATTTTCAGTTATTGAGACCTTTGCAGGTGCTCCGAATTGTGCTGGCATATTTCTCAGCAAAGCCTCATAGTCTTGTACTGTAACTGCTCTTTTTTGTGCTGAGAAGTTAAATGATACATAGTTTCTAACTTCTTCCATTGACGGTTGGTTTGCACCTCCGATTGCCGCAGTAACGTTAACACATCTCAATGAATTAACAACTGAGGTATTTGTAAGTTCTGAAGGTCCATTAACATAAAAAGTAACAGTGCCTACTTGATTTATTACGTTTGTACCGAGATTTGTTGCCAATCCACCGCCTACTCTATATTGAACAAATAGAGTTGAGTTTGGAACCAAGGCAGACCCTAATGAAAAATTATTCAAATAGTTTTGAATGTTTAATGGTCCTCCTAAGTTTGTGAACAAATTAAGTTGGTCTTGTGCTGATGTGGTTCCTCCTCCAAAAGTCATTTTTTTAAATCCTTCAGGAGTGTATTCTGAGATAAATCTATTACTTGTTTGAATATACCTACCAACTTTAATACCAGGTTGGTCGGATACTTTAGTTGGGTCTTCTATGAAGATTCTGTCTTCAGCCAATGCATCCACTTCATACCATCTATTTTCCAATGAAAGGAATTCTGCCGCACTTGGTACATTAGTATAGTTAGTTCCGTTTTTTAATAAAACACTAGTGATTCCTAAAACATTTTTTTCAGGTAAAAATAATTCAAAAAACGGTCTAACATCATTTGGTGAAATTACTCTTTTAAATATTTTTGTAATACCGTTAACAACAAGTTCTCTCTTTGTTATTGTATAGTTTAATAGAACCCCGTTTGCATTAAAGTTTGGAATTTTTAATCTGTTTGGAAAACCTTGGGCGTTATATGGAGATGCAAAATCAATATCATAAATGTTTTCAAAAACAATACCAGCCCCACTAATTTGTGAACCTCTTACAAGTTGCCCTAAATATCTCTCGTCTTCTTTATCCCCAAATGCAGGAACAGTTATTGAAAAATCAACTAAAGCAACACTTGGCCTTTGACCAGGAATTTTTAATCCATAAGTTCTTGCAATGTTATAAATTGAAGACCTTTGTTGTGCATACTGAAGGACAGTCTCTTGTATACTCCTATCAATATGATAATGTAAATTATCAGCAACGGCAGCATTTAAATCTAAAAATACAGAAAAAACTGAAGCGTCATTAAAATCTTGGATTAAATCCGGATAGTATGTTTTAGCATAGTTTAAAAGTTCTGCCCTAATACCCTGAAAGTCTCGTACTGTGTATGATATTTTATTATTTGCCATTTGTATTAAATATTAATTATAACGAAATCACTTTGTGAAAACACTGAATTACCTGTTGAGTAGTCAATCCTGACTTTAGCGGTGTATTCATATGTATTCTTTCCAGGTACTCTATAAATATCCCAAAGAGAAGCACTGCCTACAGTATTATCTTTGGTATTTCCATCAAATTCTTCTTCCTCGGTAATAGGTTCTATTGATATGTTATTAACAATAAGATTCGGCATAAACCTACTGATAGAGTCTCTAATATCAGATTCTATAGCACTAAAAGTTAATCCGTCAAAAGGTTCAAAAATATATTCATATAATCTTGTCCCAAATTCAGGTAAAAAATATCTAGTTCCTTTTCTTGTTAATAACAAATGAATTAAGTCTGACCTTATTTCTTGGGTATCATATTCTGTTAGTGCAAGATAATCACCTTTTCTAGAATCTTGGAAAGGGAAAAATAAACCATATGTAATTCCGTCTGCCATATTAAATAAATATACACAGACTATTTTTCATATAAAGTGGTATTTCCTTTAATGCCTTTAGGTATATAAGGACAGTGTCTACATCCATTATAAGAACCACAACAATGTCCTCGTCTAATATGGTAAGACTCAGTAAATACTACACGATTATTTTCAACATAATAATCAGAAGGGAGAATCTGTTGTTGATTCTCCCTTTCTTTGTTTTCTGTATTTTCCATAGGTTATACTAATGTTACTTCACATGCGCCACCGGCACAGGCAACTTCACCACTCAAATCAGTATCATCATCCATCTCAACGATGTTAGTTAAATCAACATCATGAAGAGTCTCCATTAATTCTTCATACTTTTCTTTAGTACAATCTTCAAAAGGAGCTTGGATATAACTACCTCCGTCATATGGTAGAACCGATAGTCCATTATAATGGTCTCTGTTTTCCCACATCCACTCACCAACTGCCGGCCATTCATGTTCTCTAATGGATACGGTTGCAGATACGTTATGAGAGTTACTTCCACTTCTATGTCCAGGTTTAATCCATTCCATGTGAACTTTTTTAACTCTCTCAAGAAGTTGTATTGGTGATTCATTTCTCAAAATAGAACCTTCAGGTGCTTTTTGTGGAATACCAATAACCGCTGTGTCATGTGGTCTGAAATATTCATCTTCAACAAGTTCTGGATGGTTTTCTTTCAAATAAGAATAAATCGCCTCATTCTTACCAACCCTAACTCTTCTAATGTAATAGTCGTTATGCCAAGCGTGAATACCTGAAGAAGTACCAAGAGTCAATGATGTAGTTCCTGCAGGTTTAACTGTAGTTGCTCTAGCCGCAGGATTAATTCCTAAAAGTTCTGCAACTCTTTTGTTTTCTTCTTTTACAACTTTAGCAGCTGCTTTCATGTCCAACTTCAATACTGCACCCGAACCAATGCCTGTCATGGAAATTCCAATCAACGCATCTTTTTCGGTTGTTCTTTGCCATATTGGTCTTAGATAATGGAAGTTAGTATATCCTGCTTGGAGTGTTCCTAGGAATGATGCCGCCCTAACTCTATCTTCATAATCTTCTTGAGATACGACATTGGATACATTCACCTCTGTAAGGTTACAGAATTGGAATGGTCTCAATGCAATTTCACAACAAGGATTTGTCCCCCAATCTTTATCATTAGTTAAATAAATACCGGGTTCACCAGCTCCGCTTGCTTCAATTCTTTTCCAAAGGTCCATGAAGTAATCTTTTGTGATTTTGTGTCGGAGCAACACTGCTGAGTTATTAGCTCTTCCTCTCTGAGCATTTTGTTCCCACCAAGGACCTGATTTACATCCAATCATTTCGTCATCGGTTGCGGAAAATAATGAAATAAGAGCGGCTCTTCTGATACCACCTGCCAATACCGCATCTGCAATATGACAAACAATATCATGAACTTCAATTGGTCTCAATTTTTCACCATTTTCCTTAGCATCTAAAATACCTTCAAGTTTGATAAGACATTCTTTTAGTGGTTGAGGACCAGGAGCCTTTCCTCCTGAGGTTACCAACCTTGCACCTTTTGGTCTGATATCACTAAAATCAAATTCAATATGTGAACCACCAAAAAAATAAGACTTAACAAGAACTTTGATTGCGTCGGCCCAACCTTCAATTGAGTCAGCCACTAACCATCTTCTAGTTCTTTCTTTGTTTGGTTTTAAAATTTCAGGTAACATATCAACATGATGTTTCTGAACAGAATATCCAACACCTGTTCCACCCAATAACAAGAACATGATTTCAGAGAATACTCTCCAATCATCAATCGGTGCAAATGCACAGTTATAAATTCTGTTTGGTGAAATCTCAATAGGTTTTCCCGCAAACTGCATTGACCTCATTGAGGGGAGAACTTGTTTTTTGAAAACATACATGTAGTTCTCTCTAATCTCTTTTTCAAGTTGTGGATAATGTTTGATGTGCATTTCCATGTTTCTTGTGACCAACTCTTGCCACGTCTCTCTTCTTTTCAACTCAGGGATATACTTTGCATACTTCATGTAGACGGTAATCTCTG